CGGTGACCTCGGGGGTCGTCTTCGCTTCTTGCGTATCGCTCATCAGAACGTCTCTTTCACGGTGCCGTTGCCGAGGTCTTCGACAACAGGTTCACGGGGGGTCGGAGCCGGGGTCTCACCAAGGGTGGACACCACGGCTGCCGGGGTTTCAGGGGCCGCGTCAGGCTGCGGCTGGGACTGCTTGCGGGACATCCATGCCTCCTTGCATTGCGAGTTGTTCGCCGATCACCGGACCCATCTGGCGGATCATTTCGGGACCGAGCTTCTCGACCAGACCCATGCCTTGGGCCTGTTCGGTGTTCTGCTGCTGGACCGGCGCCGGGATGACGAGGCCGTCAGTGTCGATGCCGTCAGCCACGGCGAAGCGCAGGATCATCTCATCGACGTTCAGCTTCTGGGCGATGGCCGGGTTGGCCAGCAGACGCTCGACCTTCTCGATGAAGCGCATGAGCTTGTCGGCGTCATGCCCACGGCCAAGGGCTGCGAAGCCGGTGACGATGGTGGGCTGGACCGAAGGCGGGAGCTTCGGCATGTTCTTGCGCCGACGCATCAGGTGCATCCGCCGCCGCAGATACGGAAGCTGGAACTCCTTCGACATCAGCGAGTAGATGCCGCCGAGGCTGTCATCCAGCTCCTGCGCCACCAGACGAACCTCTTCAGCGGTGACGCGCTCGGCATCCCGCATGACTTCGGCGTTGATCATGAAGGCGTAGGCGAGACGGCGCTCGATGACGCCGATCATGTCCTTGGCCACCTGCATGTCAGCGGCCTTGTCCAGCCGGAGCGTGGACACGTCGTTGGCGTCCCCTGTGCGGACGCTCAGGTTCGGAGCCTGAGAGATCACCTTGGGGTTGGTGGTGCCGTTCGGCTTGACGAGGAAGATCACCTTGGCCGCAGCCGCAGCGCCCTGCGTCACAGCGAGGGTCAGAACCTCAAGGCTGTTCAGGTCGCCGAGGAACATTTCGACGTAGGCCCGGCCATAGTTCTCGCCGTCGATGCGCAGGAAGCGCAGCGGGAGCCACGGGTTTCCGTCCTCGGGGACGTCGCCTTCGGTGCCTTCGATCTTGATCCCCTTGACCTCCTGATGCCACTTCACGCGGCCACCTTCGCGGGTGACGTGGGTGTAGAGCTTCAGGGTCTTGTCGGGGGTGGTGGCAGGGTTGGCTGACGGGGTGCTGTCGAGAGCCTTGCGGACAGCTTCGGGGATTGCCTGCGGCGAGACCTCTTCGCAGATCACCAGCTCGATCCACTCCCCATCCGGGGAACGCAGGCAGGTGAACTTGTTCAGGTCGTAGAGGCGGGTCGCCTTGTCGCCGACGTAGAGCAGCACGTTCCCCACGACGATCAGGTGCTTCAGCGCCTCGAAGACCACGGTCACGTCGCCACTGTTCTCGATGTCACGGAGGGTCTGGCGCTCGATCTTGCCGAGGCCCTTCATGACTTCCTTGACCAGCTCGTCCTCCAGATCGGGATTGATCTCGTCGAGGTTGAGCTTGAAGAACGGGGTGTTCGACGGCATCAGCGAGAGGATCATCTTGGACGCGAGGTTGTTCACCCCACGCGCCCCGATGCTCTGCTCGGGGTCTTTGATCTTCATGTTGGTGCTGATGGTCACATCGCGCTGGAACAGCGTCGGGATCGTCAGCTTCGCGCACTTGTCGCCGCGCTCGATGAAGTGGCTGCGGTCGGCGGAAAGCTGGGTGTATCGGCTCTCGGCAGTCGTGGGGACTGCGAGTTGGTTCATGGGGTCTCCTTACGGGACGTTGACGCCTCGGCCACCTTGCGGGCCGGGCACGTTCAGATCGACGCGAAGGCTATCAAGCCCGCGACGAGTTACGTTGACGTCGGGCGCTCCGGCCCGGGTGCTGACGCCAGCGCTCGCGAAGCCCATCGCAGTTTCAGCCGGGGGCGGCGGAGCTGCGGGCGGTGGCGCGGGCGGTGGAGGCGTTCTGACTTTAGGCTTGCACATCTGCCTCTTCCTCTTGCGATGCCATGACCGCCTTCAGGTGCCGGATCACCTTGGCCGAGCCATAGGCAACCGCAGGGTCAGCCTTGGACGGATCGACCGCTGCGTCAGGGAAGACGGTCTCCAGATACCGGATGAGGGCCGGGTCGATGGGCGGGCATTTGACGATCATGGGGGGTTTCCTTTGGAATGGTGGCACCTAATCGGAAGGCCACAGGGTGGCCCTCCACGGAACACAGGGTCACCGCTTCAGGCGGTATTTGCGGTAGATGTGCCGGAGCTTGTGCTTCTCGGGGTGGTAGTGGACCCAGCTCCCGGTCGAAGGATCGAAGTGCTTCCTGAAGAAAGCGTCGAGCTTGCGGTTGCCGGTCGAGATCGAGGGATCAACCTCAAGGCAGAGGCGGTCGTAGTCGCCGTCCGTCATGATGCTGTCGTTCTCGATCTCGTAGGCGTAGGCAGCCACAGCCAAGCGTATGCGCAGCCAACGCTGCCTCTCCACCTTGTCCATCAGCGGATCGGGCAGGCCCCGGTAGCGCAGGCGCTGTCGTCCATCGCGTCAAGCAGATCGGTCCCGTCCAGATCGACCGGCCAGAGGCTGTCAGCATAGGCGCGGAACGTCTCCTCGGTGACGACCTCTTGGGGCAGGTAGGCGTAGCCGAGGTCGGCTGCAGTCTTCGTCGGGTCGTTGCGGTAGATGAAGCTCACGCCGACGTAGCTGTCCCAGTTCTCCATGATCCAGTCGATGATCGCGGGGACTTCACTCGGGTCGTAGCTGATGGTCACCGAGCAGTTGTGATCCACATAGTTGTCCATCATCAGCTTGTAGCGGTCGAGCTGCTTCACCGCGCTTTCGAGGTTGACGTGCTTGCCATCCACCACGTCGAACTCCACGTCCGAGTATTCGACCGGGAACGTGACGAGGACGCTGTCAGGCTCGAACGGCTTCTCGACCACCTTGTAGCCAGCGATCCGCAGACGCGGAACGACCGGGTCATGCTTCGAGAAGGTGACGTTGTTGAAGATGAACCGGCCCAGCGGACGGTGAACGCCCTCGGTCGTGTCCATGATCTTCGACAGGGTGCCGCTCGGCTTGACCGTGGTGACAGCCCTGGGCCGGGGAAGCCCCAGCTCGTCAGCCATCGAGTAGGCCCCTGCCCTCGCGGCGACGTTGAACTCCTGCATGCGCTCGGCGGCGTCATGTGGGTAGGCGTCGAGATACTTCACGATGCCGGTGGCCCCTACCCCACACAGGCGCAGGAACTCGTTCAGCTCATGCCAGCTACGCTGCAGCACACCGTCGTCGAGGTTGACGCAGGTCTGCCGGTAGTTGGCCCGGGCAGCCAGCTTGATGGCCTGCAGCAGCCCTTGGTAGTCGCCGATGAACTTGCCCCAGTCCACTTCGACGAGGTTACAGAAGCTCTTGTTGCCCAGCAGGATCTCGGCGCATGGGTTGACCCCCTTGAACCACGGGGCGCGGCGCTTGGCAGCCTCGGCGTTGATGAAGCCCGGCTCGGACCCACCGGCTTCCTGCATCCGCTGGAAGATGTAGGCCAGCTCCCACCGCGTCGGCTTGGCGTGGAACACGATGGAGTTGTTCGACTGCTGCCGATGCTCGTTGCCGTGCAGCCAGAAGTCCTTCTTCGCGAGGATGAAGGCGTCGATCTCAGGGTCGCTCACGGGCATCACCGCAATCTCGGCCGACCGACGCGACGACAGGGTGGTCCCCATCCAGTTGAGGATGTCGAGGATGTCCATCCGGGTCAGGAGCTGCCCGGCCCGCTTGTTCATGATCTCGGCGATCTTCGCGAAAGCCTTGCTGATCGTCTCGTCGCCGGAGCTGATCCACCCGTATCCCTTCAGCCGGGTTCCACCGGGACGGACCTCGCGGAAGTTGATCACCAGCACATCGACCGGGGTCTTCAGCGCCATGATCTTGCCGAGGGCTTTGGCCCATGCTTCGGCGCTGTCGCCGACCACGATCTCATGGACGCGAAGCCCGTCGCGGATGTAGCTGAAGGCGCGGTTCTCGGGGAAGCCTTTGTCCTTCCGGGTGGACCGGATTACCTCGACCTTCACCGGCTTGGCGAAGCCGTTCAGGGTTCCGACCACAGGCTCGAAGCCCACGCCGCACCCTTGCAGCAGCAGCCAGAAGGCATCGACCACATCGTGGACGGTCTCGATCCGACCGAAGCTGCAGTTGAACTGCGAGGCTTCCCGGGTCTTTGCGATGTCGGTGCCTCCCAGCCAGAGGGTGCGACCGGAGACGGACAGCTTGCGGTCCAGCATGAGCTGGCGCAGATCGCGCAGCTCGGCCCACTCGTCGTTGTTCAGCGGCTTGCCCTTGGCGCGTTCCCAGAGCCATTGCTGGTGGCTGATCACGCGATCAACGGTGTCGGTCCAGGTCTCGAAGACCGTGCCTTCCTCGTCCAGCGGACGGTTGTATGTGCGGCGGGTGACGACTGCCGCACGGGTGGATGGTGTATTCATGGTGTTCCTCGGGACGAAAAAGCCCCCGCCGAAGCGAGGGCTTGTGTTCTTGTCAGACGAGGTCGGTCAGGACCGGGGGCTGGTAGTTCGGCCCCTTCATGATCTTGCCGTCCTCACGGCGGATGGGCTTCCCGTCCTCGCCCAGCTTGCTCATGTTCGAGCGGTGGACGCGGAAGAAAGCCTCCTGCAGGATGTTCGGGTTG